AATCAAGAACTCGAAGCACCCGAAAACTTCGATGAACCAGTTGATTTAAGTGATATTCCATTTTAAGGAGTTAAGATGATCAAGAAAGAAGAACTCTTGCACCTTAAAGTTTGCGACTATCTACGTAAAAACTACCCTGACGTACTATTTCGCACAGATTTTTCAAGCGGAATGAAAATGAGCCCAGGCCAAGCTGCAAAACACAAGAAATTTCAAAAATCCCGAGCTTGGCCGGATCTATTCATTGCTGAAAGTGGAGTTGTTGAATTTAAAGAAGATGGTCTTATTGCACACCTTCGAAAAAATGGAATGTTCCTTGAGCTTAAAGCTGATGGCGTTAAACTTTACAAGAAAGATGGAACGCTTTGCAAAAACAAGCATATTGAAGAACAAGCAGAAATATTGGATAAGCTAAACGAATCTGGTTATTATGCACGATTCGCCGTTGGTTACGATCAAGCAATTCGAATTATTACAGATTATCTTGGCAAACCAAAACCAAAGAAAGTCGAATTTTAATAACTAAAAATGGAAGGATAACTATGAAACAACCTGATATTCAACATTTAATTCTACAAGACTTGAAATTTAAAATATCGGCTTGGCGCGCAATTGCGATCGTCGCCCTAATACTCTTTTCGGGTACGTTTGGATTGTTTATCGGCTCAGAAGCTGAACTAAAAAGCACTAAAGCTAAACTAAACGCTACGGTTAATAGCTCGCAAGATTATTGCCGAAAGTAATTAAAACCATTTTGCCCACTTGGGCAAATTGGTTCAGGAGAAAGAATAGTAGAAATGAACGATTTTACAGTTAGATGGAAAGATAAAAAAGGTGTTGAGTACTCTAAAAACTATAAAAACATAAACGATGCGACCTATGCTCGAAATTGGTTGCTCAAAAAAGGTGCGAAACAAGTTGAAATATTTATCAATAAATAAGGAGGAGATATGAAAAAAGATTTGCCGGAAACTATTGGAACAATTATCGGGCTATTGATTTGCTTGGCGATAATAATTGGGCTATTTCGAATGATAATGTGGATGATTGGACTTTAAAATGAAGATTGAAGTTATATATAAGTCTACTAATAAGCAGAAAATATCAGTTGAGATAGTCCCTGCTCTATGAAAGCGTTATATAGAAATTTAACGCACATGCTCGGCTGGCTGAATGGATTAGGCAGGCAGCTTCTAACTGTCGAGATAGGACTCTTCTCAATGTTCTATGATGCGGGTTCGAATCCTGCGCCGAGTACCATTAATATTTAGAAAAAATGATTTTAAAAATGAAAGGAAACTTATGGCTGGAACAAAAGCTGGCGGACTAAAAGCTGCCGCTACAAATAAAGCAAAATACGGCAAAGGTTTTTACTCCCGAATCGGCAAAAAAGGTGGCCAAAACGGAAGAACTGGCGGATTCTATAATAATCCAGAGCTAGCTAGGCATGCTGGCCGGAAAGGTGGCAAAATCGGTGGTCTAAAATCTAAGCGTGGTAAAGCTAAAACTGCTTTATTAGCGGCTTAATTCTCCGCCCTACAATTTTATCAACATTAGTAATATAGTTCAGAAGATATGAAAGGAATGAAAATGAAACGATATAGACTAATAAAAGATTTACCAACAATTGAAGCTGGAAGAATTTTTGAAGAAACTAAGGGTTCTCTTGGAGGCACTCTCCTTTATGCAACTGGTTTTTGTAGTAGCTTCACCATTGATAAGGACGGGATTAAAAATTTTGATGAATGGTTCGAAGAAATTAAAGAGCCTAAAATATTTTTCACTATAGATATTTATAAATCAAAATTTAAAGAAATAAATACTGATTACTATTCTGGCTGGAGTGCTTTGGAAGTTAAAAATATAAAAGATTTAGGATTGCTATTTAAAACCGTAGAAAAAACTAAAAAGTATCTTAAATATTTAAAAGCCAAAGAAATTATCAAGCAAGACGCCAAAGGATTCAAGCCAAATTGGAATAATGAGGGAGAAAAAAAATTCTTTGGAAGCTGGAATTTTCAACGGAAAGAAGTCTATTGGAACTATGAATATATAAATAAATATGTAGAGATATATTTCAAGACTAATGAAGACATCGAAGAAAGTTTTGAAAAACACTCAGAGGAATGGAAAACTTATCTGACTTATGAACAATAATGAATTACAACTTACAGATTTAGAGCAACAAGTTTTAGAAGCTTTTTGTGAATTATATTGTGACTTTGTGATAAACAAAGGTGATCCTGTTCCAAGGCGACACATAAAAGGTAGATGTAATCTTTCAAACTATAAAATATTGAAAGCCTTGAAAAGTCTTCGAGAAAAAGGCTTAATCAAATTAGTTCGAGAATATTATGAGGGAGATTTAGAAGAAGAAGCCTTTATGATGATTGGCTATAGACCAACAGATAAATTTGAGGCTACAGAATTTTATAAGACAATTGAAAAAGAAGTAGAAAAAGAGATTAAGGAGCATTTCAAATTATATTAACCTTAACAATTCGATTCCAGCCTTACAAGGGGCGAAAGCCCTGAGTGTCTCAAAAATATTTATAGCACGGGAGGATTAAAAATATTTAATCGTCCCTTGTAGGGCTGGAAATAAAACAAGGAGATTAAAATATGAATAATGAAAATAAATCAACAAATATATCAACCAACGGTGGCATAGGATTTTTAGGAGCATTAACAATTCTGTTTATTGCTTTAAAATTAACTCATATTATTGATTGGAGTTGGTGGTGGGTTCTAGCACCACTCTGGATACCAGTCGCAGTTGTTCTTGGAATTATTGCGATTGTAGCTATTGTGGCGTTGTTTGTAAAATTTATAGTAAACGAATTGAGGTAGATATGAAAAATACAGAATGGAATAAACTTACTACGAGGCCTCTTAATAATGAAGAAAAAGAGGTTTACGGAGATAGATTTGACTTTATGTGGGAAGGCAATCAACCTGAAATAGGCGAAGAAGTTCTTGTTTATACACTTCGAAGTAAAGAAGTATATACAGATATTTGGACTGATGATTTTAATTATGGTCTTGGTTTTGAAAATACAGAGGAAAAAGTTATTTACTGGATGAGCCTTCCAGAACCACCAAAAATTGAGAAAAAATAAGGAGTAAGTATGAAAAATATTGATAAAGAAGCAACTAAACTTATAGAAGAATTATGTCGAAAAGAAGTCGAACGAACTGGACTACCTCTTATATATGATGAAAAAGGAACAACAAAAGAAAAATCAGATGGTCAAATTATTATGTATATCCATCAAAGAATGACCCTTGACTTAGATAGTTTCGATAGTGCAGATTTAATTAACCAAAATACTTTAGTATTTGAAGATGGAAAATGGAAAACTCTTTTTGGCGATAGTTTTTATGGATATGAATTAAGAATAGTACAAGGTGATAGCTATTTCACAACATTCATACATCTTCGTAAGAACCTAACCAAAGAAAAACTTATTAAAAAACTATCATCTGATAAATTCAAAGAAATGTTCGATAAGCATAAAGAACTAAGCAAAGAAATGCGCGAATTAAAAGAAAGCCTAAATATTTTTATAAATAGAAAAGGTGAATAAGATGAACAATCAAGAACCAACTAACAAAGAGCTTTTAGAAATGATTGCAATCCTTGCAGAGCTATCGCTACAAATCGTAATTGAAAATCGCACATATTGGAAAAACTTTAAGAACCCACCTGAAACAAGGGGAGAAATGTGGGAACAAGCAGATAAACTCGAAGAGATAAGTAAAAGAGTAAATTTACTTTGCGAGAAATCGCAAGACCTCATATTGGAACATAAGGATTTATTGAACTTAGACATATTAGGAGAATAAAAGATGAATAAAGCATCTAAATGGAACTTCAAGGAACAAAAATACGAAGAATATGAACTGCCAAATAACTGTCCCATAGTCTGCTACGATATGGAGAAAATAATAAATTGTGCAGATTGCAAGAAAGAATTTCAATATAAAAAAGGTTATTCTAGTAAAGCAATTCATAATGAATATGGCTTTGGTTATCCAGTATGCGAAGAATGCTATAAAAAGGAGTTGGAAAATGAGAGATTTCATACATTACAATAGAAGAACGATAGTAAATATCTTAATATTTATTTTCTTCTTTTTACCAGTAATTATTGCTTTATATTTGGCTCTATTTAATTTTAAATTCAGTGGCGACCAGATAAATTCTTTGTTATGTATGTTCGGTATATCACTACCCTTACTTTTAATAAATAATATGCCAGAACTATAAAGGAGCAAAAATGGAAAAATCAATGGAAATTAGTTTAATGGCTCACTAAGTTGAAAACTCGACTTCTTTTATTTCCTACTTTCTGGTATAATAAAAGAAAAAAAGAGGTGGTCGTTATGAAAATAGGACTATTAATGCGTTACGATAAAGTTTACGGATTTTTTCATGAAGATAACAAAGCCAAGCCGGTCGTATTGATTTATTCAGGAGATCGGACGGCAGAGTTTAGCACTTTCAGTTATTTAGTTGATGGAGCAAAGGGAGCAGAAAAACACTACAAGTTCCTTTCTAATGACATTCAACTAAGCCCTTTCAAAGACGGTTGGATAGTCACAGAATAAACCACTCATGATGAGTGGTTTTCTATTGTGCTTTTGTTAAATAAAAGAACCCAGAATGGGCTCTTTTTATTTTCTCAATCCTCTATTATTCTTTAAGCCAACTCCCCTGTCGCAATCACTGAAACAGTAACATCAAGCTCTTGACTAATTCTAGCTAAAGATGCCATTGTAAATTCAACATAGGTCGTAGTAATCACCGTGCTAAACACAGCTAGTGGGTTTATCCCTGCGTTCAAAATCTGAACCGCCACAGCTGGTGGATTTTTGAACGCTTTAGGAAACTCAATTCTTGTTTTTTCATTTCTTTGACGGAAGAAGCTAGGATTCCAATATGTCTGGTCGAACCACTGCGTGTGAACTTGCTGCGTTTTATGTTGAGTAGCCAGATTTCCAGATTGAATAATCTGAACATTAGATTGTTTGAGCTTGATCGGATCGATCGAACCAACTTTTATTCCACTGCCATCGTGCAAAGATTCAAGATTATTAGCTATCTTGTTCATTTTGGCTGCAGTTAAAGTTTCGCCTGGTGTAAATGTTAAGCTTTCGTAAGCCATTATTTCTTAGCTCCTAGTTTGAAAATTGGCTTTAATCCTGCAAATGCTGTAGCAACTGCACCGCTAATTGCTAAAATCTCTTTCGTTGCGTTTGGGATTAGAATCACACAAATTGTTGCAATCAACATATTCGTTAAAATTCCAAGGTCAGCTATAAAATACACTGTTGTTTTCGCTTTTTCGCTGATACGTGGTTCATATTCTGTGTTTGCGATATTCTCAACCGTATTTTTCTGCAAATCTTCCAACATTTTAAACTCCTTTTCTGTTAGTGGTCTTGCATTAATTTGAATTAACTGCTTTTTCTCTGCTGTTTTAGAATTTTCAGCATTTCCGCTATCATCTAAATTGTGCGACATATCTTTTTTCTCCTCTTCTTGAACTGTTAACCCTTGGTTTTCGGTTGGTTTTTCTTCTGGTTTAGGCTCATCTTCGACCATTTTGCTGACATCAGCAATATGGTTTTCCACAGGGTTTTCTACAACTGGCTCAGTTGGCTTAGGTTCTTCAACTGGTGCTGGTTGTGGTACTAGAGCTGGGTGATAATCAGTAATAGTTCCTTTATCACCAGCTGGGATTTCGGTTACTGGTGTTAGCTCCATCCAGACATCGATTCCATCTCGATTTACTCGTGCAAACCACATTCCATCATTTTGAACAACTTCTTGGGCTACGAAAACACCTTGCAGTTTAACCCAATCGCCATACCAGATTTCACCATCAACCTTATAGCCATCACCATCAACTTTGACTGCCCAATCAGCTGGAATACCGTTTTCCGCCCAAGTGAAACCTCGTGGACAAAGGGCGTCGATTCTAAGTTCTCTTCGCCCATCATTAATCATTACTTCGGTGACTTGAAGTGCCGAATTGATTTTAAAGCGCGAACCAATGTTAATCACATCATCAATCGCTTCATTTTGTGGTGCTGGTGCTGGTGCTGGTGCGTTTTGAGGCTTGCCAGTATAGCGTAAGATTGTCAAATCCTGAACTCCGTTAATACCTGCCAACCAGTCGTGGTTGTCGGTATGAATACCATTATAACCGTATGAACAATGAATGATATTATCGTTATCGAGGTAAATTCCAGTGTGTCCACCTGCTCCATTTGTGTAGCCTTGTTTACCCCAAATGAAGATATCACCCCTTTGTGTCGGAATATAACCATTTGCATCCGCCTCAATTCTTTGGAAACCAAACTTTGGCAGATCCACAAACATACTTTCAGTATTACCAATGCGGAAACCTTGTGGTAAAATTCCAGCATAAATCAATGCGTGATAAATCGCACTCGAACAATCGTAAGAGTTCGGACCGTTCCTATAATCCATCGAATAGCTAACTCTGCCTTGTCGCTGTTCAAACCATTCAATCGCTTTATCCATTATTTTTCTCCTTTCTCTTAATTCTTGCCTTAATTAAATCTTTTTCATATTCTTCTCGCCAAGCTTGAACTAAACTATCTATATAACCATTACCTCCTAACGCTTTATATTCTTCAAACGCTCGCTCGATTTCATCAACTTTTTCAGGCTGGACATTGATCATTAATAATATTTCATTACGTTTACCATTCTTAGCGTTATTCTGTCCAATATCTCGAACTTCGTGTATTTCCCTTCGAACAGAATCAAAATTTTCATTTACACCTTCGAACTCTCCTTTTAGCATTTCTCTCAGGCCATTTTTAGCGTGTCGAAAGAGTGTCAAAACTCCGCCGATTAATCCAACCAGAAATGCAATAAAAGTCCCGATTTCACCAACTGTTATTTGCATTATTTATCATTTTCTCCTCATTATTCTTGACACCCAAAAGAAAAAACGGCCTCTTTCAAGTGCCGTTTATTATATTTTCATTATAACACATTTTTCATCTCTAACCAAGAATTTCTCCAGAATCCAAGCGCGAAGAGTCAAGAATAAATAGCTTCACATTTGGCAATGCCTGCAGATACAAACCTTGTCTAAAATTTGCATCCACTCCACCTTCAAGACTAATTCCTAATATTGCGCAATTATATCGTTCACCCAAATCACGAATTTCCAGCTCCACGCTATCAGCCAATTGCAAGTGGGGTCTCATAAAGTTTTTAATAGTAAATTGCATATTTGGCTCACTCATATTTCGCAAGATTCCATCACCTATTTCCGCCATTGCACCACCAACACCTCTTTCAGCAAGCTGAGGATTATCACCGTATCTATCACTTATTTTTATTTCATAATCCATAGAGTTTCCAGCAAGTCCTGTATTTTCTTCAGGGTTAAGCCCATATTTTTCGATACTCGGAATATTCTGAACAACAACTGGTGATTCATTGATCTCTTGAATAATTCGCCCAGGAATCATAAAATCATGTAAGTAAGCGCGTGTTTTTAATGGATTTTCAACTTCAAGCTTATATTTCGTACCAAAGCTATAACCGGTTACTTTTAAGCCATTTAAAATTGCCCCATTTTCATCTTTTGAATTTTTAAAAACAACTGTCGGCTCAATATTTTTGCCAATCAAGCCATATTTTGCTTTTTCAATTAAATTTAGCCAAAAGGTTGCTTTTGATTTAGCACCGACTGAATTATCTTCACCTTCAAGTTTAAAAGGTGTACCAAAACCAACTTCTTTTAAATACGAGCTTTTAACTTTTACGGAGTTAATAATTTTTGAATCAGCAATCTCTAATTCTGTCATATTTGAGTAGCTAAAATTCCAAGACGAGATTTTATTTTTAGCGAGTTTTTCGCTTGGTAAAAAGTTTAAAATACCGTTTTCGTCAGCATAAATCAGAGCGTTTTCGTTTTGAGCAATTTCTTTAAAAAGTTCACCCATTGTTTTTTCGCTAGTTAGCAAAAACGGATAAACTCTAGTTAAGCTATCATCAATTTTAAACTGTTTTTCGCTAAAACCACTCCCAGTTAAAATTTCTTTTAGTATATCTTTAATTTTCTGATTCTCAAAATAGCTTTGTTGAATTTCTTGAGTTTCAAAATAGCTCATCGCGTCAAATGCTTCAAGCTCCACTGTTGATGAAACAATGTTCACTTTTGGCCGACCAATAAATCCGGTAAAAACGCAAATCATTTCTCCATTATAACCAACAAATATTTTCACCGGTCGCCCAGCCTTAAAATTAGCCCCAATCTCTGGGTTATTTGGCAAAAACCGCCTCGTCTGATTATTTAGAGTAATTTTCGCATTTGCCGAGACTACACCCCAAGCATATTGGGATATTTTTCTAGAAATAGAAAAATTCTTAACAAACTTTGACTCATCACTATATTCAAAAGTATCAAATAGCGTAATGATATCTTCCGAGCCTTTCAGAAAATTATTATTATCTAATTTACTTGAATCTAATGCAAAGAAACCTGCATCTTTTCGAATTTCCTTATTCCAGCCAATTTTAACCACAAATTCAGTTCTTTTTTGAGGTTGTTTGAGGGTTTTGATGAAATTATCGCTTACATTTTGACTCATTTAAAACTCCCGAATCGTTACGTCTAGCTCGGTTAATAAATCACCGCCCCTTCGATATTCGCTAACACTAAAATCAGTAATTAATCCCGTAAAACTAAGCAATCCCCAAACACTTTCATTGTTCTCAAAAGTAATTTGAGCTTGATTTTCTAGGTCTTTAAAATACCTTACTAATTCAGGAGTTGCACGATCATAACTAAGCTTCACGCGCTTTTTATCTGGATATTTTTGTCGTTCAATTGTGCCGTCAATCGCAAAACTATCTGTTTTAATAGTTTCAGGATCGTCATTATAGCTAGTTGGTTGTTTTAAAATCTCATTTCCATTTATTTTTATCATCGCAAAGCTCCCATCTGATCAAAACTTAAACCTTGGCTTTTAAGAGCGGTATTAATCTTTTTGGCGATATTAATAGCGTCCGCTTCTTCAAAATCTCCACCTTTAGTTTCAACATTCACACTAATATTTACAGTGTTTCCGCCACCAGCTCCGCCACGTTCAGCAAGTTGTCCAGCCAAATTAGTAATCCAGCCAGTATTATTTTCAAGAGGCATCACCGCCTCTTTACCAGATTCACCGATGATTGCCATTGTGGCACTATCTACCACGCCACCCTTGGCAAGCATTGGAAACATTGGGAAGGTCGGGTGAGCGCCGCCAAGCCCTGGAACCCAAGATGGTACGGTAACTCCATTCAAAGTGCGGAAAATCGAGTTAATACCACCAATAACAGCATTAATTGGTGCTTTAATAATCGCAACAATAGAACTAAATACGGTTTTAATACCAGCCGCCAACCCGTTTACTCCTTGAACAATCCCATTCCATAGTCCTGAGAAAAAGCGTGAAACAGGTTGGATAATATTAGAATTTATCCAATTAGTTATTGGTGAAATTACGTTCATTATGCCCTGGATAAACCCAGTTACTCCCTGCACGATCCCGTTCCATAGTCCTGAAAAGAAATTAGCAATCGGCTGAATAATATTATCATTTATCCAGTTAACGATTGGTGAAATAACTGTCATAATGGCATTTACTATAGTTGATATGATTGCGTTCATAGTATCTATATAAGCAGTAACCACTCCGACAATCATATTCCAAATTGTCGAAACGAAACCGCAAATATTATTCCACACTGTTTGCCAATTCTGAAATAGCCAAATAAAAGGCTGGGCAATGCTTTCAATCGCGGTCGCCACTAAAGCAACAATTAAAATAAATATGCTTGAAACAATTTGCCAAAGAGTATTAAAGATTGGTGAAACGATTGCCAAAAAATTCTGAAAAGGCACTATAATTGCATTAGCCACTGTTGAGATAACACTAACAATATTTCCAAAAACTCCGCTCACAAACTTCACAAATTCACCAAAAATTTGTTTACCAATCTCCGTTTGCGTAAAAAACCAAACCAGCCCAGCAACAACCGCAGCAATCGCCAGAACGATTAAACCAATTGGGTTTGCTGCCATTGCCACGTTGAACGCTGTTTGTGCCACAGTTGCGATATTTGTTGCTGCAGTCTGAAGCCCTACTGCTACCGCATGAGCTTTCGCACTAACCGAGCTTGCAATTTGCGCTTTATTCAAGTTTTGATACCAAGTCACTGCTTTGCTTATACCGCTAACCATTTTACCGACCGCATCATTAACTTTCGTTATAGCATCAACAATTTCACTAGCAACCACAACCGCCTTAAAGCTCGCCCATAAAGCTGTAAGCGTAATCATCGCTGGCTGAATATTATTAATGATAATCTGGGCAACATCTTTAATCTTTTCTTTATTCTCTTCAAGCCATTTTGTCGCTTTTTCAACTTTTTCACTCATTTGAGCAAAAATTCCATTTGGGTCAATTTCACCTGTTGCTTTATTAACGCCAATCAGCTCCAAACCAACATTACTGATCGTTTCTTGCAGGTTACTCATTCGCCCATCAAAAGTTTGAGCTTGTTTTGCTGCACCGTTAAAAGCAAAACCGCCCTCACTTGCAGCAGTTTTCAATGCTGTTTCCAAAATCTCCGCCGAGACCTTACCTTTTGATAAAGCAGTCATAACATCGCCAAGGCCACGTTTATTTAGTTCATTTTGCAGAACTTCACGCACTTTTCCAGCGCCACTGTTCAAAATTTGGTAAAAGTCTTGAGTGTCAAGCTTACCTTTGGCTAAAGCTTGTGACACTGGCAAAACTAACTGGCCTAAATTCGCACCAGTCGCTCCGGCAATATCACCAAGCCACTTCATCCGTGAGCCAAGTTTGTCAACGCTAACACCAGCACCAAGCAAAGTTCGAGCTGCTGCATTAATATCATCAGCGCTAAAGGCTGTTTCTAAACTAAATTTATTAAGCTGAGCCATTACTTTTCGAGCTCCTTCGGCCGATCCGGTCAAGCTTTCAAAACTAGCTCGTACCGATTGTAAGGTCGAGGCTTCTTTCACAAAAGCATTCAAGCCAAAACTTCCACCAACTAAAGTAGCGCCCAGTAGTTTCATCGCACCCTGAACTTTTCCAGCCATATTATTTGCACTGTTTGCGATACTTTCCAAGCTTCGTTTATTTCTCCTAGAAAAATCATCAACGGTTTTACCGGCGCTTTTCATAAGAGTTTCGAACTGTTTAGTATCTGCTCGAACCGTTAGCGTAATCGTATTGCTCATTATCTAGTCTTTCTTTTCATTTCTTCAATTTGTTTAGCCTCAAAATTGGCTTCAATATTTAGTTTAATTCTAATTGCATCAATAAACTCGGCTGGCTGGTTTTGATATTCCCACCAAGTCCAGCCGAATTTTTCACATATTATAGCAATCATGAACATCTCGGGCACTTCGCCCCTACCAGCATTTACGCTTCGTTCGTATGTTCTGGCATCTCGGGCGAGTTTGCTAAATTTTGGCTATTTCGCTCAAAAACTTCACTACAAGCTTTCGAGATAGCTTCATAATCTTCAGCAAATTCGCTATCCATCAATTTATCGAAAGCTCCTTCAGTTGTGCCGTCATAATCAACTAGCAAAATTTCAGTAGCAAGCTCTTGTGCTTCAATCATTTGGTCGCCTTCTACCACAAACTCCATCTCACCGCCTTTAATGCTTTCGGGTGTAATTTTTTGGCGTGAAAGCAATGCTTTTTGGTATTTATTGCGATCTCGAACTCGCAAAAAATTTCTAATTACAGCATATCGGCCGTTCTCTAATTCAATTCGTTGATCTCGCATAATTCCTCCTAATAATCAAAGCTATTAATTAATTCAGCTTCAATAGTTTTTCCAGTTTTAATATCATTCAACACTTCAAAGTTGATTGTTTCAGTCGCTAAATCACTCAAGCCATAGCTTGGGTCATAACTTGAAATTCCAATTTTAGCTGCACGAATTTTCAAGCTTGTTGGTGTTTTTGTTCCTGCTTTATGACGGTCATCAATCAAGCCAAATTCCAAAGCATAGCTTTTTCCAGCAACGGTTGCATCTTGGTATTTCGTATTTTGGATTTTTTGCTCAAAACTCCCGCTCGCCTCAAAGTCCATGTTGAAAATCTCACTCACATCACCTTTGTAAAAGTCTGTGTTCAAGTTCTTTTTAAACTCCAAGCTAAAGCTGGTTGGCATCACATCTGGAGCGGTTGCAAGTCCAGCCAGGTCATCAGCAAGTTTCAAATAAAAGTCTTTTGGCAAGAATTCAGGTTCATCAATGTATCCTGCAATAATTGAGTTTTTAGCCACTCGCTCACCTTTTTTTGAAATAAAGTTCATCTCAATTTTTGGATAATCATCAGCTTGCCAAGAAATCTTAAAGCTATCAAGCATTGCGAAAGTGTATTTTTTCGCTTCAATGTCATTTTTAATAGCTAAAGTCGCCGAGCTGTGACTATTTGAATTACTTAAAGCAAAATTATATTTTTTAGCTTTATTATCGTCATCAACAGCACCTTTTGTAGGTTTTTGACCAAAGGCCAATGCTAAAAAGTAATAAAGCCCTTTAATAAACATCTTTCCGCCAATTGTGCCTTCACCCTTAACGCTCATTACGTCGATTGAGTTATTTTTTACGATTGAGCCATATGCAGACTCATTGTTTTTAGTTTCAATTGTATCTTTAAAGCTAAAATCAAGTTGTGGGTAGAAATAGCTTGGGTCTTTTGCAGTTCCCCTCGTATCTTCTAGATTAATTCCAATAGCTATTTTTCGACCAACGATTGCGCCTTCATTCATCTTCTTCTCCTTTTAAAATTAAAGCCCAATCAACCAAATTTTAAACCAAAAGAAAAATACGGCCGTTTGAGCCGTATATTATGTTTTTATTATATCAATTATTTATACTTTTAGCAAGCGTTAAACTTTTGCTCTTCTAAAGCCAGCATTTTGAGCTTCCTCCTCTGAACAAAATATCGCTTCAGGGTTAGTCTTGTTGTAGTATTTTTGACCAGGCAGATGATAAATTTTACCATTTCTGCCAATATTGCCTTTAATTACACAAGCACCTTGAGCTTGTTGTTGTGGTTGCGGAGCAGGAGCTGGAGCTGGCGAATCTGCAGGTTTGGTTGCGTCACCTGCACAAGTATTTTCCGCCCATAAACCTTTATTCTCTTCACGAGCTTTGCGTGCCGCTTCCTTAAACTCATTCTGATATTTATAAGGATTTGAATTATAAGTATATTCATTTCCATAGCCCTGTCGGATCATCTCATAAGCCAAGTTTTTATTATCTTCGCCATAAACAAAAGCTAAAAGTCGCCCATATTTATCGCGTTCACCTTGCGTTCTATCAAATTCAAGTCGAACATTTTTATTTTCAGCAAATTCGGTCATTTTTACTGTAGCTTCACGTCCAAAACATTGAATTGGTTTACGTGGATCTTTAGTTTCGGGTGTGTCTAGGCCAATAAAACGCACCTTTTCATCTTTACCGTTGTAGTCTATACGAATTGTATCACCATCAACAACTCTTAATACTTTATAAGTTGGACTTTTCCGAATTTCTTCATTTGCCAATAAACTTTCGCCAACAACACCGCTTTCAACTTTTGGCTTTTCTCCTAGTGTTTTTGTCTCTTCGTCTTTTTTCTGAGTTAAGTTTTTCTGGTTATCATCTCGAACAAATAGCGGTTTCCCTCCGGGTAGTATCGACATCAATAATGCAGAAAAGAAAGCTATCGCAATCAGCCCAAAACCAACTCGGTATTTATAATTTAGAAATTTAATTTTTGATTGCTTTTTACTAACTTTCAAATAAATAAAATAAGGTAATAGGATAATTCCTAAGAAAATACTAACTGAATATATAAACATTAAAAAGTTATGCATTATTTATAAGCTCCTCGTGACCAAGCTTCCGCAAAAGCTAGAGCAAGACATAAAAAGAACCCAATCCATAAAGATAATTTTTTACGATGGTTAATTGCTTTCAAAGGCTTAATAATGTCTTTTTTTGCAATTTTCAAGTATACACAATAACAGAAAAATACAAAATAAATAAATGTAATAATATTATATGAAATATTAATGATATTATGAAGAAGCTCCATCTTTTAACTCCCAATTAGCTTTTATACATAATCAGTATACTCCCGCTAAACCTAATTTGTCAAGCTTTCTGCCACTTTCACCCCAAAACTCAAGCTCAATTCTCTCGTAAAAATCCCATCACCCCTCTCACCATAACCATATTCCATTTTTACACCAGATTCACCCAAGTTTAAGGCTACTCGTTCGCCCAAATAGCCAGCATCTTGATTTTTTACCAAAATTCCCATTATTGAATCCGGCAAAAGTTGCATTTTTTCATTTCTACCACAAACGATTCGGTGTAAGGTTGCAAAACTGTTAATATTTTTAGCATTTGCGGTTAAATCTCGAGTTAAATCTACCGCCACAGTTAATTTTACAGTTAAATTTGTAGTAATTTCAAAAGCAGCCGAATCTTCCACATTTTGCTCTGTATATTCCATAAAGCAAAGTGGTAAAGAATTTTTCGCCACTACCACAGGTTCACCAAAATAAAACCGCCCCTTTAATTCTTTCACACAGTTTTTCTCTAAAATATACTTAATCCGTTCAAGTATTGGGTCTTTATAAAAATTATTATTCATTATCTACTCTCCTCAAATAAATATTTTTGAATATTCTGCCTTAATTCTTGCCAATCCATTTCACGCACACCCCACATCTTTCGCACCGGTAATTTTCGTGTTCCTAATTGGTGAAATTTAAAATAAGATGCTGAGTTTGAAAACTCCACTTCTTGCGGTCTGGTTGTATGTTTAAAACCTTTCTGCATTCTGCGTGTTTTTCGCAAAATCGGGTGGCTATAAGCTTTCTTTCTTCGTTTCCACCCACCAAAACCTGAACCACTACCCTCAAAGTTTCTTTGAATTTCTCGCTCAAAATAGTTGGCAAAATCTTCAAGAGGTTTGCTTAAATTTTGAGATTGCTGCCAACGGTTTTCAAAATCTCGAATAATTGCCTTTTCACCAGAGCTTTCAATCGAAAATTGAATTAAACTCATTTAGAAATCCTCAACTTTTCGCTGTCGATATTTACCAAATAAATCTTCATCTCCCGTACTCCAAACTTCATTTTCGGTGCGTTTCTCCTCTTCATTTTCTTGTAAAGCTTTAATTTCAGCTTTAGCGAGTTCAATTTTGCGGTAGCCATCTTTACTCGTATCGGCTATTTCTTGATTAAAACCATATTCTCGCACCAATAGTTTTCCGGCGGCGTAAATTCGCACAATATAACCTACAATATCACGATTTTGTTCTATCGTGCTAATAGCTAAAACTTTTCGAACTTCAGCCAATACTTCACCGCGGATTTTTTCCACTAGCGCTTGTCGAACATTGCTATAATTATAACTAACATTGGCGATTTCACCATTTTTTGAGTTATTAGCCAGTTCAATAACGCCATTTTCAGCATCAATATTTGATACTTCTATTTTTTCACCACCACAAAATACAGCCACATCTTCAAAATCAACCAAATCGTTATAATTTGAATCTGCAATAATTCCATCATTCAAAAAAATATGATTTCCTTGAATCTCTGCACTAATATTTTGCTGGCGATGAATTAGCCCTGCTTCTTCCAAGATAGCTTGCACGCTTTCAAAATTTTTATCACTCATTTTATTCCTTTCTGGCTTGCAAAAAAGAAAAAACGACTCTTTTGCGAGCCGTCTATTACCTTTTTATTATATCAAATTTTTAGTCAAAATAAAACCAGCCAAGTTGACTGATTCTATTTTCAAAAGTTAGCTTATTTTCCAGTTGAGGCTACAATTCGTTGAACATCAGCAAATGCTGCGTCGAATCGGCCGCGGAGTCCCCAGCTAAATACATCTGTTTCAAAAGCTCGATCGCTGTTTAGGTCAGTTTTTGCTACAGGTGCACCAACTTTTACGCGTTCAGCAATTGTAAGTGGCATAATACCATCACCTGCTGCAACCAACGCCCAAGTTGTGCCACTGATTCGTGGATCAACGATTAGCTCAACCGCTTTATAGTCAGTGTTAGTTTCACCGTTTGCGCCAGTCATCGCTTTCAAAATCTTTTCAGCAGCGGCACGGTTTTTTGTTCCAACAATCAAGTGAGTTGGCATAGCAAAAATTGGTTCGCCGTCGCTATCAGTCATTGCAAGTAGTGCGTCGTAAGCTTTTGTGAAAGTTTCTTTTGAAAGCGCACCAGCAATCAAGTTTCCACGTTTTGCAGAAAATACCGCTTGACCATCATTCAATTTTGCAGTAAAACCAAGTTCAAGTGCCGCAATAGCAAGCGAACCATAATAGCGATTTGCTTTACTAGTCATCATTTTAACCATTGCAGGAACGCGACCAATATTATCATCTTCGATATCTTCACGCTTCACATCAAGAGTTGCTTCGTGAGTTCGAGGCACGATTGTGACTACTGAATCTTCAGCTACACCATGTTTGCGCTCTGCTTTAAATTCTCGCATTCCAGGAACGTTCGAAACAGTTGCAATATTTACTGCCGAGCTACTTGTTGGAGTAACATCATAAAGTACATTTTGCAAAGGATCTTTAACTTCTTTTGAAGTTGTTTTAAAAACGGTTTGAATTGTCAAGTTTAAATTCTTCAATTTTTCGTTCATCTTCTTTCTCCTTAAAATTATTTAATTTTAACCAAAACCTTAGATTCGTTAACAATGCCAACGATTTGACCAATTTTTACATCAGTTGGGGCTGAGGCTATATCTACTTTATTAGCACCAACAATCTTAACACCTTTTCCTAGGTCAGTTGCTACGGCTGAGTCTTTACGTAGCTCAAATACACCTTCTGTACAGATTCGCACTTCATTTCCGCGAATTACGTCTGCTGTATTTTCAAGAGCAATTCCCAAAAAGTCTTTTCCAGCTTCACCAGCTTTAGCATTGCCAGATTCATCTACAGTTACAATTTGGCCTATTTTAATTTCATTAGCACCAAACTTAACTGAGATCATTTCACCATTTTGTCGATAAAACATTATAAGTTCTCCTTCTTTACTTCTTTATAATCTTCTTCACTTAAACCGAATTTATCAATAATTTTCTTATCTTCATCGGTTAACTCAACTTCATCACTTGCTTTTGCGTTATTTTCGCCATCTTCGTCAGATAGTCGCATATCCGGCATCTTCTCAAAGAGTTCCGAAAGTAATACATCAGTTGGTTTTGAAGTTTCATCACTTAAATACACATCAGCCTGAACACTAGATAGAGCAATAAAGTTTTCTCGCATTGCAGGCACTACTTTTCCTTCGCTCAAAAGCTGATCGAATTTCTTTTCTGCTGAAGAATTCTTTTTCTTGCGCTCAAATTCTGCTTTTTCTTTTTCAAACTCTTCACGCTCTTTTCGCAATTTTTCCGCTTCGTCATCTTCTTGATTTTCATTGGCCAATTGCTCATCTGCATTTTCAACTTCAGCTTCTGTTTCAGCCTCAGCTTCTTCTGGTTTTTCAGCTTCTTCGATCTGCTTTTTCACAGCTTCAGCCTGATCTTCTGGCACTTCAATTTCTTCACCAGCCTTGATTAGCTCTTTTTTCTCTTCATCATTGAGAGTAAACTGAACTTCAATGTCAAAATCTCGGTCATTCTTAATTTTTACAAGATTCATCTCTTCTCCTTTCTTAATTTCTTTATCACTGAAAAGTATACTTGCGCCACTTTCACTCAACGCTACAAATTGATCCATTCCTTTAATGTAAGGGTCTGCAACCAATCCAACGTGTTTTAAAAATGCGCCAACATATTTTCCAGTTCGTTTATCCAAATAATCTTCACTAAATCCCATTGATACATCCGGAATTAGCCGTTTTTCGATTTTATCGGCCGTGTCATTATCTCGAATCTCAATTAAGGCGTCAATTCCATTATCGGTAATCTTTAAATCCTTAACCTCACCTCGATTCAACTCTGCCAGCTCAATACTGTCTTTTGGGTGGCCAAGCGGAACTGGCACAACACCATATTTTCCACTTTTGAAATTTCCAACCATTTCATCTGCAAATTTCTTGTCAAGGATCATCTTTCCGTTGCCGTTTGGGTTCACATATTCGCCGAACTTACAAATCTGTTTCCAAAACTGCTTATATTGGCTCGAATCTTCACTTAGCCGAATCTCCAAATCTCTATTTATAAAAATATACATGCATTTCTCCTTAAATATAAGCTCGCTCAAGTCGTAGCGAGTTTCTTTTTGAAAAATGGCAAAAGAAAATACGGCCTTAGCGAGCCGTATATTATGTTTTTATTATAGCAGTTTTAATTTGGGTTGTAAAGAGTTTATTTTATGGATTATTCTTTTTCGATACCGAAAGCGTCAAATGTGTTATTTAGCATTTCAAGCCGTGGGTTGTCATCGTCATCAAGCTGTGGCTCGGCATCGATCTCTTCAACAAGCAATCCGGTTTTTTCATCATATAATCTATAAAAAGTATTATATCCACCCCACTCTTCATTTTTATAAAAAAGTGAGATACAATATTTACCCTCAAATTCACCAAGATATTTAGCATTGGCATTATTGAATTCATTTTTTATTTCTTCTAGAATTTTTTCAATCATCTTCTGCCTTTCATAATTAATTTTAGCATATCTTCATTAATTTTGCGATTATCAATTCTTAAAAGCCTTACTTTCGTGAATAGATCTCTTCCCAGATATTCTTTTGCTTTATATATTTTTCCAGTCTGCGGATCAACGATAAAGACACCTTTAGATGTTTTTTCTAACACTGATGTATGGCCGCTATTCTTACCTTTCCAATGCCAAGCTATTTGATAGCGACTATTAGGTTCAATATTTTCAATAATCCTATTCAAATTATCCTTTGAACCATCAGAGTATTTCAACTCTTTTCTCGAAGAAAATTCTACATAGTTTTTGATAAAGTCTTTGTCGGAAGCACCCCATAATTCTAGAATTTTCTGATCATTTCCCAACTTCACCGAACCTCGCAAATTCCCCAAAGCCTCAACATCATAGCCCCTTCTTCGCATTTCATAAGTCGGAACGCATCGCTGGCAGTTTATTTGATACTCTCGAGCTTTAGCATAGTTTGGGTTTGTTCCACTTAAAGCTAATTGGGGCGGAATTTTAGTTTTTTCTGGTAAAACAAATTTTTCATTGCGGATTCTGGCTAATCCTGCTTTTTTAGTTTCGTCCTTATCTAATTCACCACGAGCGATTAACTCACCCTTTGGCGTTTTTGCAAAATCATCTTTTCTTTCCAAAAGTTTCTTGTCCACCGGATTTTCGCTTTCATCGCCGCCTTCAACCACTCGCACCAAGGTGGCACGGCAGCCAAAATGACGTGGTGGAATCATATCAGGGTTTTTCTGCCATTCCTGCCAAGTCATCCTTTTATTGTTCAAATATGAGCAACCAGCAGTGGTGTGCCCGTCGATAATTGCCGAGTATTCAATTAAGTCATCAGGCTTAAAATCGCTATAAATCCCAGCATTCACACCTCGGCCAACCAAATAACTTGCTGTTGGTTTGGCTCGTTTCAAAAACCAGCTCATCACACTTTCAATTAGTACACCAGTCGCTAAATTCCGCAAAAAATCGCTCGAATCTTCAGCAAGTAGAGTATCATTCCAGCTTTCGCCTTCCAAAAATTGCTGCAAGTCATTTTCTTGCTTTTCAAAAATCCAATTTATATATTCTTTTGCGTTCTTGGAAAATTCGGGCGAATCTTTACCAGCTTTTCGCCCTTCGCGATTAGCGCTAAAAATCTTGCCTTCAGTGTAGGCTTGTTTGAAGGTTCTAATTAGCAAGTCTTTATATTCTTTCGAAAGTTCGATTTTACCTGTTTCTTTAATATCTTTTGCCACACTTTCAAAAATCGTGCGGCTTTGGTCTAAAAAACGGTTTTCAATGTCTTGCCATTTCTTGTCTAGGTTTGAAAAGTGCTTATCTGGTGGTGTTATTTCACTAGCAGGTTCATTTTCACTCAAATTCAACTGCTTTTTATTCTCAATTTGAAAACCTAATTGATTTGCGACCTCATCTTCGACTTGTTTGACCACTTCGTCGCTAACTTTGTCTTTATCTACCATCTTTTTAAATATTTCAAAGATTGACTCAATTTTAGATTTATCTAATTTTGCAAATTTAAATTGCGGATAGCGTGGCTCAACAAAATTTAGGTCAATCAGGTCAGCAATAATATATTGGTTAATATGAGCCTCTAATTTGTCTAAAATACTCTGCAAGCTCATCTGAAAAATACCAGCTTGCGTGTTCGATAACGCATAACTTCCGCTCGAGCTTTTACCTTGTGTTCCCAAAAGCATAAAATTCGCCATGAAGGCAAAAGCCATTTCGCTTTTTTGGCGTTCAATGCTTTGGTGTGGGTCTCGGCCATCGCTTTCCAGTGTTTTAATATCATAACCAAATGGCACACTAACCGCCGAGTTAGTTTTACCGAACTTACCAATTGCGTGAATAATCTTTCGCATCGCTCCCGAACCTACGCCTAAATGCTCTTGTGTTTCGGTTAAAATCTTTGGCTTAATTGCATCATTTTGTAGAGCGATTGAATCTAGATATTCCAACTTTTGCTTTTTATCGTAGTTTTTATAAAGAGAGTTCAAGATGCTTCGGCCATACAATCTATTAAATTTCTTATTGTGAGTAAATAAGAAGGTTTTATACGCCGGAATTTCCACCACTCCACCATCTTCCAAAGTTTGCTTAACTCCAACATATTCACCCTTTTCAGCTTTAAGCTCCACACTTAAGCTATCCCTTAAAGCTAATTTTTTAAGCTCCAACTTACCATCTTTATTTAAGCGATACACTTTTTCCCACACAGTAAAACCATCAGCCAAGGCCAACATCGCCTCATCTAAAAATAAATCAAACGGTGTCTCAATTCCACCCTTAAAGCTACTTTCAAAAAGATTCTTTCGCACAAAATCTGCCTGCTCTTTTGCATTCTCATCTTCGTTTTCCGCCATAATCTGATATTCACTCGCTAAAATCGGCATCGTTACAATATTAAACAAACCTTCAATTGTCGGGTCTTTCATCATTTCACGATAATCTCGAATCTTTCGCTCTCGATTCCAAGCGTTCATCTCTTGTTCGTAGTCGCCAAAAATTAGGCTGCCACTTATCGTGCTGCCAATTTCTTTTTGCAATTCTTCAATCTTTTTTCTGCCAAACATCTCTTCTCCTATTTTTAACCAACAGAAAAAGCCCACCACTTTCGCGATGAGCCGTATATTCTATTCTGATTATATCATAAAAAAGACTATTTTCGAAATATTTTTGATTTCACCCAGCCAAATGCTTTTTTAAGCCGCTCAATCAGATCAACCTGAAACTTAATACCGCCAAAAACACTAAAACTTGTGTTAAATACAATTGATGCTTTCTCTTTTGTTGACGGATATCCGCCCTTCTTAGTACTTTCTACTATCCTAATGCCCGTGGAAGTAAGTGTGATATCATTAAATATTATAGTCAGCCCATCTAACGTGCGGCTAATTCTTCCATCTAAAATGTTTTCATCTATAAGATACTCAATACATTGCACAAAAATACGAGCATCTGAACCGTTATATAACTCGAGCAATTGAGTTTTTATATCTTGTTCGTATTCATCATTTTTAAGTAACGTATTAGAGCGCACACTATCTAGAAAGTATTCATCAATAAATTCATTATTATTAACGATACCTCTTTTAAATATCAATACAATAGGAGTGAATGAGGCGTCTTTGCAGTAATTATCGTAAAGCCATTTGGTAAATTTATAAGATTGTTTAGTGATCATATGCTATATATTATATCATATCTTAATTTAGCTAACTAGCACCTAGCTCAAAACAAAATCCTCCACACTCACCAGCTTCTGCCCATCCACTAACAACATCCGAATTGCATAAACCATTGCATCCACCATATCATCGTGTGCTCCATTCGGAAACTCCATTAATTGATCGTGTAAATCCTGAATCTTGTTTGCGTTTTGCAAAAAATAAATCTTTCCGGATTCGAAAAATCGACTGACACTAATTAAACGTGAAGTCTTATCGGCATTAGCTTTTAACCCAACCAGCGGTAGTCCAGCTAACAAATCTTTAAACACCAAGCCTAACGCACCCTCTTCGATTCCGATCCTTTCAGGCGAAAATCTCGCATTCAACCTTTGAATATCCGCCCCGTTCTCTGAAACACTAAAGCGATCATTACCAACATAACGCACAAATACATTGCCAAATTGGTCGAGGCTCGCCACTACTTTTGCAGTTGGGTCGGCAGTATCTCGTTGCGAAACAGCCGGGTCGATCGCTAAAATTGTTCTTCGAATTACCGTATTTTCGGGCAATTCATCAATCCACTTAATATTTTCAGGCTTCACAATCAAATCATCTTCGCTAAGTGGCTTATTTTGATATTCTTGAGCAAACACAATCGAGCCCACATATTTCGGGTGGTTCGGATCATCTCGCAAAGCTTTCAACTCTTCCAAATTCATATGTTCCGGCCATAAAGCAAATTCTTCGCCTTTCTCATCTTTCATGATTGCAGAAAATAGCATTGTTCGCCAACTCCGAAAGCCCTCTTTGCCATCTAAGATATTCTGCAAAAGCGAATCATAATGCAAAATCGTTCCAATCATAATAATTCGCCCTTTTCGGCTCAATGCCGGCATTGCCGCTTTCCGAAACCAATCTTTGAGCTTCTTTCGTTGATAAGCCGTTGCAACCTGTTCGTCATTTTCTAAGTCGTCAAAAATAATCAAATCAGGGCGAGCTGAGCCGTCTCGAATACCACGAATTTTCATTCCAGCACCCTTAGCAGTCCATCGCACACCACTCGCTGTTTTAATGTCGCCGTCTCGCCACAGTTCACCGGTTAAATCACCATAAAGCCACTTTAAACGGATATTACTATCAATCTCATCACGCAGCGCATTCACAAACTCCACACTCTGCGTTACAGTATCACTGATAATTAAACCAAATCGCACCTTTTCTTGAACCGTCGCCCAAAGTGCATAGGTAAAGTTAACAATTGTCGACTTAGCGTGGCCACGGGGTGCACAAATCGCCACTCTTGAATTTTCGCCACTAATCTCTCGCAAAATCTGCTTGTGAAAATCTGGCGTTTCCAGTTCAATATATTCTTTCGAAATAAACCAACCAAATAAGTGAATATTTTCTGGTCGTTTAAAAATTCCTCTTAAAACTTTACGCAAAAAGGGCTTATCGTGGCGATATTTCTCGCAAACTCGCAAAATATCTGCTCTTGTCAGTTCTTTATTAGCTAAAGATTGCGTCGTCAAGTTCGGCATCGCTTAAATCCTTTTCTTTCTGAGCCTTAATCTTCAAATCCTTTTCATCGCGCCAACCGCAGACATTTTTCATCGTAAAAATCACAAAACTTGCGCTCGTCACACCAGCGAGCCCGATATTAATCAAAAACTCCTCCTGCAACTCTTTCGCCTGCTTATAGGCTTCGGAAAATTCTTTATGTTTCTTTTTCCATTCATGCAAAGTATCCTGATTAACCCCAATTTTTCGTGCAAATTTCGCAAAAGTTGGCATTTCATTCGCCACTCGTCGCTGGATAATACCCGAATCACCACCATCAGCGCTAAGCTTACGTATATCTTCAACTACTCTTGTTGCATTCACGCTAAAAAACTTTATGAGTTCTCTACAATATTTTTGACTATATTTTGTAGGTCTTCCAACTTTCTTCTTCTCGCTTTTTTTAGCCACATTTCCTCCAATCAAAAAAAGACTCCGTAAAATCGGAATCCGTGCTATCTATCACAATTATATCATAAAACCAAGCTGAACGCATAAGTTATTTCTTGCTAATTGGGAACAAGGAGTAGCTTTAAATGTGCAGTTCGAACCTTTTGACACGCCACTCTAAATACACGGCACGTTCAACTTGGTTATTTCGAACTGATAGGCTACCCACTTCTACCTTCTTATTATACCATAACCACAAGCAATTTTCAATATTTTTATTCGTATATTGACAACTTCACTCTAATTTGATATAATCAAAGAGATTTACATGGATCCAAAATTGCCTCACGCCGTTAGCTCGGCGATAGGGGCTTTTTTGTTTTAAAATAAAAAGTCTCAAGCTTTTGATAATACTAATTTTAATATTGAAAGCAGATTTATGAATCCAAAATCTTTACAAACTTTAAAATTAAAACTTGGCGATGAAGCCTTATCTTTAATTAGCAATCATAATTTTCTACCTCTTTTTCGCAAATGGCAAAAGCAAGAACCGAAACTTTTCGCTCAATCTGTAAAAATGGTAAAAACTATGCAAAAACAAGGCAAAATTCGTGATAAACAAAAATACTTTGCCTCAATTTGGAGCAATAAGAACGCGAATAAAACATTAGATATTATTCGTGGTTTTTTGGCGCGTCTAAAAAGTAAATTAGCTGAAAAACGAGAAGATAAGCAAAAAAATGAAGAAATTAATCAATTTGAACGAGATTTTAATAGCGCTGGCTATGCTAAATTTCAAAAAATGAAAAAGCGTTTTGCTATACAATAGATAAAGTTTTAAAAAATAGTTAAAAGCCCAAGTTGCGAGCAATTCGCTCGTTTTGTTGCGTTTACTCTAAATTATTATATAATATTCTACAATAAATAAAATTATAAGAAAATAAAGGGCAAATTATGTAAAATATCACAAAATATAATGTAATTTTTAGCAAATTTAATTAAGCTAAAATTAATAGATTTTTTCGTTTTTTAAATCAAAAAATCACCTAAAGAAATTCTTTAAAGAATATCGATAAAATCGTTTAAAGTTTAATGAAAGGAAAATATATTATGTTAATAGATAAACAAATTAACTTATACATTGATTGGTGTAAATTAGATGCAGGCTTTACCCCTGCTACAATTGAAACGAAGCGTTATAATTTACTTAAATTTAAGCAACAAACAAAAATAACTGATATTTCTGAGTTTAATTCCCGAAAGTTCACTGAATGGAAAATGGCAATGCTAACTGGTGAATTTGGCGGCATAAAGTATACTCCGCAAACTTGCAATAACAGAATTAAAACAGTTATTACTTTTGTAAAGTGGTGTAAAGATATGGGAATTAAGACTGGTATTAAAACGCCTTTAATGACAACTTTCAGATCACCTGAAGATATTCGAGATTATATTTATTATTCTAAAAATCAAGTTTTAGAAGTTGCTAAAAATGCAAACCTTGAACATCGAACAATGATTTTATTATTATTTGATTCAGGCTTAAGAATTAATGAATTTAGAAATATTCGTGTCGCTGATATAGATTTTTTCAATAAACGCATTGTAGTATTAGGTAAAGGTCGTAAGATGGCGTATGTTTATTTTACGACAGGAACTGGTATAGAGTTATTAAATTATATCGATGAGCGAGAATTACTTAAATCAGATTATCTGTGGCGAAGTGAGAAAAACCAGGGTATGCCCTATACTAAAAAATCATTAAGAAAGAAATTAAAACGAGAGTTTAGTAAATTTGGTTATGATAATTTCCATCCCCATCAACTCCGTCACTCTTTCGCAACTGATCTAGTAAATAATGGCGCATCTCTTCAGGAGGTTCAGCATTTACTCCGTCATGCCTCGATTAATACAACTGAAATATACGTTCATAATTTACAAAATTCACTTGGTGACATCTATAAAAAATTAAAATGTGAAAAGTTCTTATGATTAAGTATTGACTTTTTAAAAGCCTTGTGCTATAATGAACACATAAGGTTGAGGAAAACAACTCACCTAGAAATTATTTTAAAACTTTATGCGAATCGTACGATTCGCGTAAAGCCCAAGGTTCTCATCCTTGCAATCGGGGTTCAATTCCCCGTGAGGTCACCAGTACTGACATGAGAACTGACTGCTTTATGCAAATGAAGCAGTCTTTTTTATATCCCTGCAGTAGTACGATTCTGTAGGGATTTTTTGTTGCTCCAATTGAGGCGATTCCTCTACGATTTTAAAAAGATAGGAAGGGATAATAATAAATGTGTATAAAGTAGAAAATGGAATTTTAAAAAGCAAGAATATAAAGAATGATATAGATTTTATCGACGGTAAATGTTATTATAAAGGTAAAGAAGTAGAGATAAAATAAGGAGCGATAATGAATTTCAATGAATACCAAAATCAAGCAATCCAAACAGATGTTGCACATAACGCCACTACAAAATCTGCTCGCTATAACGGCTATATGGAAAAAGCCCTTGGTTTAGCTGGTGAAACGGGTGAAGTTTTAGATATAATCAAGAAAATGATTCGAGACAAAGGCGGAGTTTTCGAAACTACACAAGAAGACTGTGAGAAACTTAAAAAAGAACTTGGCGATGTTTTGTGGTATCTTTCTGCTGTTGCCTATTATAATGATATTGAACTCGAAGATATTGCAAAAACTAATCTTGATAAATTAGCCAGTCGACAACGGCGAGATAAGATTCATGGTAGCGGGGATAATCGATAAACCACCTATAGGTTAATAAGATTATTAAAATAGTGTCATGGATAGACCATTGGGATTTTGTTGTATATTTTACAATTCCTATAAGGTGCCATTTTGTTGTTTTTCTGCTAGTATTGATATATAATAACAGATATGATTACAGTTTTTATTGATGAATCTGGGAACTTGGGAAGAGGTGGAAGATATTTTGTTCTTGCAGCTGTTGTTTTTGATGATAGGAATTCTGGATCTAAAAGAATAAAGAGGCTAGTTAAAAGAACTTCTCTTAGGATTGGAAAGGCTAAATATGGCAAGCCTCTTGAAGAACTTAAAGCTAGGGATGATTTATCTTTTGTTGATAGACAGAGGTTCTTACAGAATATGGCGAAGCGACCAGACCACGAAATCTTCTACTTTATCGCAGATAAAAAGCATGTCTCCATGCTACAACAAGGTAAACCCAAAAACCTTGCATACAATTTTTTTTCGGGCTTATTAGCTAGAGAAATTGCCAAAAAGTATCCTACTCAAGATATATCTATATTATTCGATGAAAGAACAACTAAAGTTGCATCAATGAATTCATTAAGTGACTACATAAGAATTAAACTATATACTATGGTAGGCTTTTATGGAAATATTACAGTTGATCAAGCAAATTCTAAAAGTTCTTTAGGGCTACAAGCCGCTGATGTTATTAGTAATACTATCTATAAATCCATAAAGAGTGGAAAACAGCATTTCTTAAAAATAATTGAAAGTAGGATAGAAAGCCACCAACATTTTCCACAAGGTAAGTTTGGAAAATAG